GCTTGGTGGTACCGCTTTCGGCGTAAAGATTCGGAGTCTCTTTGCCGCGATTCTGGCGGGCGTAGCTGGTGGCTTGGGCTTCGATTTCCTGAAGCGAACCAACCGCGCCCTGGTTCGGGTTGACGTGCGAAGTAATCATGCTCCTCTCGCTTTCCATCACGCGGGCGGCTGTCAGCTCTTCGCTGATTTCCGCCACGCTGAAGTATTGGCCCGTGGACTTCTTCTTAGTGAGGAACTCCGCGGCCTTGTCGGGGCAACCGGCCATCTTGCACAGCGCGCCGATGGCTTCGATGTCGCCTTCCGGACGCATCCTGAGCGGCACGCCAGCCAAGGCAGCGACGCTGGCGAGCGGAGCCATGCCCTCGGGTTTCTTGGCATCGCTCTTTGCGCCCTCGCCGCAGGCGTGGCAGTACTCCGCACCTTTGCGCAGCTCGGCACCGCAGGCGTGGCAGAACTTACCGGACGCCTCGCCTTCGGCCTTCGTGCCGCAGGCATGGCAGAACGTTGCGTCTGCGTGCAGCTTGGTTCCGCACGCATGGCAGTACTTCGGTTCGGTGTTGGTCTTCTCGTCGCCGCCACCGTCACCCGGCTTCTTACCCTCGGCGGCGATTGTGAGCGTTTCGTTGGGCATACTTGCTGTAACCTCCTTGGTTGTGGATCTTGCGGCAATCGCCGCCGTTGAACTCTGGACAGGCTCGCCAAGCAGTTGACGAAGTGCGTTCATGGCATCGCCCAGCGTTCCGACTTCGTCGGCCAGGAGCGGAACGGCATTCTCGGACCAGTACACGCCAGCCTGTGTCGCGATGATCTTTTCTGCGTCGGCCTTCCGGTTCCGCGCGACCGTTGCTACGAACTGGTCGTACTGCCGGTCAATCTCGGACTGGATGTCCTTCTCGGCCCGCTCCGACAGCGGTTCATGCGGGTTCCCATCGACCTTCCTGTCGCCTTTGAAGATGTAGGTGTACTTGAACCCCTGTTCGTCGTTGAACTTGGAATCCTCCGTGTGGAGCACGACGACGCCGACGGACCCGACCGCGCCCATGCGCGTGACGAAGATCTTGTCGGCCGCGCTGGTCAGCGCGTAGGCCGCAGAGAAAGCGAAGTCGTCGGCGACCGCGTAGATGGGTTTCGCGCCACGTAGCGAGTAGATGTAATCGGATAGCTCCAGGCATCCGGTGGTCTCGCCGCCGGGCGAATCCACCTGCAGGAGGATCGCCCGCACTCCGGCGTCGTTGACCGCGTCCTGAAGGTAGCCGCCGATCTGCGCGTAGGAGCTGCAACCACTCAGCGCCGAAACCCAGGATTCCGCTTTCGTCAGTACACCCTGGATCGGAATGATCGCCACGCCGTCGATCACCTGGTAGCCGCTGTCGTCGGCCTGCTCCATGTACGCCGCGGCGAACGGTTCCGCGGGCTTCACGCCGGCCACCGGCATGATCCCCAGCCGTGGCCCCAGCGCCTGGACGATCACGTCCAGCTTGGGCGGGTGAATCATGAGCGGCGTGTTCACAAACCGCGATGCAACACGAGTCAGATCCCTCATGGCTTCACGTCCACCTCTCCCTTGCTCGCGTCCTGCTGGATCTCGGCTTCCGTCAATCCGGCGTTGCGCCCGGTCAGGACCTTGCGGCCATCGCTGTCGTAGGACAGCCCAAGCTTGTCGGCTCGCTGATTGTCCGCAGCCTGCTCCGCATCCACGGCACCGGCGTCGCGCCCTTGCGCCGCCACCTCGGTGGAACGCGTAGACAGGCCACTGCGGATGGCGTCGTTGGAAGCCTTGATGTCTTTCTCCGGGTCAACCCACGGCCAGCCGGGCGTCACCCACTGCACTTCCTCGAATGGCTCGGGATCTTTGTTGTATGCGTTCAGTAGGTCAATGCCGAACACCAGCGCCAGCATTGCTTCGCGCAGCCAGCGCTTATAAACCGGATGGCAGACCTGAAAGATGAAAACCGAATGCTGATACTGCTCGCACTTGCGGCGGAACTCCAGCAGGCCGGCGCGGATCGAAGAATAGTTGATCCCCGATAGGTCGCCGCTGATCTGGTACTCAGCAAGCCCGGCGCCACTCGAAAAAGCTTGCAGGCACGTCCGGATGAACGATTTGAAATCGCCGCTGTCCTTCGCCTCGGCAAACTGAACCTCTTCGCCGAAGTTCAGCACTTGGAACGTGCCGGGTTCGAGCTTGCTGATCTGCGTGCCCGGCTCCGTCTGGGTCGGCCCGTTCTGGTATTGGTCCGGAGGGATGATCGGGTTATCCGGGCTGGCCTGCGTAATGAACCCGGTGATCATCGCCGCGAGCTTCTTGCGGACGATCTCGGCGTCCGTGTACTGCTCCAGTTCGTAGAGCTTCGCGATCACCGATGTGAGCCACGGCTGCCCCCGGAACTGGCCCGCGCGAATCGGCTTGTAGACGTGCAACACGTCGGTGGCGGGCACCCGCTCTACCGAGAGAGCGTCCATCGGGAAAAACATCGTCTCACCCGGATGTGCCTTCCAGAAGTGGTACGCCGCGCGCCGCCCATCGGTCTGAAACTCGATGCCGCACCGGACTGAGTTGTTCGGCGGCATCCGCTCGACAGCCGTCCGCCACAACGGTAACTGCTCTGCCTCGATCAACTGGAGTTGCAGCGGTACCGTAAGCCCTTCCTTCACAGAACGCGGCCGGAAGCGGACGAAGCACTCACCCGCCTCCATGACTTCGCGCGCAATCACCATCTGCTGCCCGTAGAAATCCGTCTGGCCCGACGCAGGATTCCGCGGGTCGTACTCGACGTCGCACTCGCGTATCCATCGATTCCACTTCCTGGTGATCAGGTCGCGAATCTTATCGTCCGGATGGTGCGGCACCAGGCGAATGCCGCGCCCAATGGCGTTGGCGACGTAGGAATCGACGGCCGCCGCCGCCCACGCGCTGTTTCGGACCGCGTCCCGGTTGCGCGCCTGCAATTCCAAGCCATGCGAAAACAGGAGCGTGTTGAGCCCGAGGGACGGCGGATTCCATCCCATTCCCCGACGCCCGCGACCGGCGGCATCGAACGGGAACGTCCCCATCGCGCGGGTACGTGGGACCCGTGGGATCGGCATCGGCTCGTGCCCGGCTTGGCGCGCGAGCGTCATCAACGTTTCAATTGGCACGGCGATTTAGTGGCCCCACCCGTTGGTCGTGTAGATGCGCACCTGGCGCACTTGTTGCGGCCCGGACTGCTGGGCGACGTCATTCAGGATCAGATTCCGGAGCTTGAGGTAATCGTCGACGGAATCGAACTCGAACTCGCGATCCTGAAACCGGACTCGCCTCGCGCCCTGCTTCCGCGCGGCGTCGAGAGCATCGAGATCGGACTGCGTGAATGCCATTAGAGATCCATCCTGAAACGCACGCGGTTGCGCGCGGTCTGCCTGCCATCCGTGCGCTGCTGTTGCGGCGGTTGTTTCACGTCCTGCACTGGAGGCGCGCCCACCCGGCGTTCGAGGTCGGTCCAGTGCTTCTCCTGGAAACGGTCGATGCCGACCCGTCCAGCCGCCGCGCGCGCATACACGCGGCAGTCGAGCGCCTCATTGCGCTCGCGCATCTTCTGCCACTCGTGCCGACGATAGCCTTTGACGATCTTCGTCACCAACTGTTCGGCGGTGATCTGCTTGAAGTACTCTTCGCTGTAGCGCGGGAAGTGGCAATATCCCGACGGGAAAGGAATCCCCTTCGCCACATCCTCATCGGTGGGCCGATCCTGTCGCAGCCACCGGTACAATTCTTCCTTGGCCATGCCGGAATTGACCGGCCACACCCGGACGCCGCGCTTCAGCTTCGCGCCCATCGGCCCGACTTCTACCGGAGACGCCGAACCAATGAGCGATGGAGTCCGCGAATCGCCTTTGATCACCAGCACGCGCCCGCCCTGCCGCCGCGCCCACTGGTACACCTCGATAGTGGCGAAGCCGGAATCCACTGCGAGTTGCATGATGGGCAACTCCAGACCAGATTCAGTTGTGAAGGATTCGTTCAGCAAGCCGGTAAGTTTCTCCCAGACTGCCGCGCGAGAGGTGTCGCCTTCGAACACCCGATAATCGACGGACCACGATTCCTTTCCACGGCCCCAGGCGGCAATCTCGACCTCGATGCGGTCCTTCTGGACGTCCGCGCCCGCCGTGAGGAACAGACCGCCGCGTGGGACCAGTCCGACCTTATAGTCCTCACGCCGGTCGTAGAGCTTCTGCCAATCCGGGGCTTCGCCGAGGAGCGTCCAAGTCTCGCCCAGCACGGTGTTGACGAAGACTTGAAGCAGCGCCGGGTTTTTCTGCGCCTGCTCGAACTGCTTGGCGGCGTCGCCCCACGAGAACCAACCGACCGGACTGTACAGGCTGGAGATGTGGAAGCCCGCCGTCCTGCCATCGCCTTTCGCGCCGGCGCGCCACTCGCCGCGTGCCAGCATGGAGTGCTTCTGGTGATTGCGAATCTCCTGGCCGCAGTGCTCGCAGACGTAAACCGCACTCTGCGGATCGCCCTTTGGCCACCGCAGTTGCGCGAACTTCAGGATCTGGAACTCGCGGCACGTCGGACACGGCACCCAGTACTTCCGCTGGTCGCTCTCCTCATACGCCGACTCGATCCGGCTCATGCCGGTGATCTTCGGTGTCGATACCAGAAACACTTTGCGGCGCGCGAACGTCCGTGTGCGTGCCATCGCCAGCGTGATCGGGTCGCCCTCGCCCTCCACATCACCTGGGTAAGCGTCCACCTCGTCGAGGAACAGGTATCGTGCCGCCATCGACCGCAGGCCGACCGCACTGTTCGCGCCGGTCATCACCAGCACGCCGCCCGGAAAATCCTTCGACAGAACGGTGTTGCCGGAATCGCGCGACCTGGGATCGCGGACGAGTTTCCGCAGGACCTCCGACTCTTCGATCAGCGGATCGATGCGCTGCTTCGAGTTGCGCTTGGCCATCTCGACGGTCGGTTGCACCGACATCATTGGGCCGGGGGCCTGGTGGATGATGTATCCCATCCAGTTGTTGCCGCACTCCGTGCCGCCGATCTGCGCGCCCTTCATGAACACCGTTCGCTCGATGGGCGACATGGGCGAAAGGCAATCCATGATCTCGCGCAAGTAGGGTGTCCGCTCCGTGCGCCAGCGCCCGTGCTCTGCGGACGCTCGTTGCGAGAGCCAGCGGTAGCGGTCGGCCCACTGCGAAATCGTGAGCAGCGGGTCCGGCCGCGCGCCAGCCGCCGCGGCTGCACCGTAGATCTCTTCAGCCGTTAGATTCGTCGGCAAAATCATTCAAGGCCTTTCGGATCTCTGCAGTGAGGAGCGCATGCACCGTGGCTTCTACGGTTTCGGCGGCAAGCATCGCCGCCAGGCGGTCGGGGAGGTTGATCATCGCGTCGCGGAACTGCCGGAACTTATTGAAGGCGGCGACCTGGACCTCTTCGCCCGAGACTAGCTTCGCGATCCGTTCCTCGTAATCGATCTTGGCGAGGCGCGCCTGGTAGTGTTCGCGCACCGCCCGCGCCTTCGTATACTGCGACGCGCCAAAGACCTCCGCGTCGTCTTCCGGTGGCTGGCCGCGCCGGTCCACGGGTGGCGCTTGGGTTTGGGTGTTGCGCGCCCACTCGGCGTCGGCAATCTCGGAATCGATCT